TAGATAGGGTAGCATAATGTTACCCTTTTTTTCTATATTTGCTTTGTGAATATCGAACCACATATCTGTTTTACCTGGTGTTTAGAAAATGGCATAAAGATGTATCCAGTGCCAACACACAATAAAGAGATGTATATTGAAGTTTACAATAATGGAAAGATAATCAGATCACCCCAAACGTATACATCAAAAACAATTTACGATAAAATCCACGAACTGTATTGTCATTATTACATTACGAATAATTGAATATTCCAACTGTCCTAATGGCACATATATATATAATTATAAGTATACATAAGTAAGTATATTTTTTATTTTATGTATAAGTATGTATTAGTATAATATTGTACATAACACATAATATTTTATATAATACATATAATTATTTATTGATATGCCACTGAGTCATTTGGTTTAGTGAGATACACAAAATAGAAACAAAGTTATTATAATATGATAAAAGAAAAAGTAAAGATTATTGTACCGAACTCACTAGCTGAGGTAACACTAGGTCAATATCAAAACTATCTAAAAGACATAGACAAGCTAAATCCTGAGAAAGATGCCAAGACAATAAACAAAAAGCTTATTGAACATTTCTGTGGCATAGAAGAAAAGCTAGTTGACAAGGTTGCTTACAAAGATGTAATAAAAGTAGTGAATGTTATTTCAGGTGCTTTTGATAAAGATTATGAATTGGTGCAATTATTTAAATTACTAGATGTGGAAATGGGATTCATACCGAAATTAGATGATATGAGTTTGGGTGAATATGTAGATACAGAAAACTTTCTTGGTGATTGGCAAAATATGCACAAAGCTATGGCTGTACTTTACAGACCAGTTAACTTTAAGAAGAAAGAAAGATATACGATTGCAGAATATTCACCATCTGATGAAATAAGTCATTTGATGAAAGAAATGCCACTTAACGTAGTAATGGGTTGTATGGTTTTTTTTTATCGTTTAGGGATGGAATTATCGAAAGCTACCCTGACTTATATTCGCAAGACAGTGAAGAAGGACACAACATCGGACTTGAAGGAAGCTTTGGAGAAAAATGGGGTTGGTATCAATCAATTTATGCACTCGCTAGAGGAGATGTCAGAAAATTTGACGATGTTACAAAACTTCCGATACACCAATGCCTCACCTTCCTCTCGTTTGAAAAGCAAAAGAATGACCTCGAAAGACAAATGATAAAGAAGAAGTTTAAATGAAAAGTTATTACAATATTATTGATAAATTACATACTTACCTAAATGGTAATGTTTCTATAAATACCGTAACCTTTGGTGATTTATTAGAAGTTGATTTATCAAAACAAACTATTTTTCCCCTGGCACATATAAATATTCAAAACGTAGCATTTGAAGAACACATTATGAATGTTAACATAAATGTTGTTGTAATGGATTTGGTAGATGAAGATAAAGATGATAAGCAAGATAAAGCAAAACCACATTTAGGTTTAGATAATAAGCACGATATACAAAATACACTTCTAACAGTTGTCAATGGTATACAGTCTGCAATTAGAAGAGGTGAACTATATGATGATTTATTTCATCTGAACACAGATCCTACAGCTCAGTTATTTGAAGATAAGTTTGAAAATAAAGTTACAGGTTGGTCAATGGATTTATCGATCAGAACACCTAATAATGATATGGCACTAATAAATAGAGACGGAACAGAATGTCAATAAAATTAGATAATACAAAATCATATTTAAAGTCTTATTCACAAAGGCTAATAAAATTACTAAAGAGAACTTTAGATGATAAGAAGATAACTTATACTGGTGCTGCTAAAAATTCACTTAGACAAAATATTGTAGAAGATTCTTTAGATGCCTTTGGAATAGAGATTGTGGGTAAGGATTATCTTAAAACTATAGAAGAAGGTGGTAAACCACCTAAATTACCACAAGTATCAGATATAGCTAATTGGTTAGTACAAAAACCTGTTGACTTATATGGTACACTAAGTTTAAGACAAATAGCTAAAAGGATAACAAGTAAGATAAGAAACCCGAATATTGGTATTAGACAGAATCAATTTATAAAACCACTTGTAGATAGAGAACGTGGTAACTTAAAACTTATTGCACCGTTTGTAAAAGATTTACAAGTTTCTATAAAAGACATACTAAAAGAGCAAGGATTAGATGTAGGCAACAAAACTATAAAATTTAAATAGATGAAAAAGATAAACGTCAGATCACCATTTTTTATTACTGTACAAAAAGAAACAGCTAAAGTAAATCCTGATGACCTTTGTGTTACAGATATAAACGGAGACTGTTTACCTGAAGACCCTTGTATAGCAAACCCCAACGGACCTACTTGTCCACAATTACCAGTTGATCCAGTGTTTAACGACAGAACCTTAATTTGTGGTGCTGGTGCACAATCTATTGGTATAGTTGGTGCACAGGTTTATAATTTTGACATAGAAACTACAGGAAGGGTAAATGGTGATTATGTTGTTAGTCTTAATGACATACAAGTACCTGTTAGAATTAGAATGGATGTTCTAGCTAACGTACCTAAAACAGATATAACTACAGGTACAGCATTTGAAAATAAAGGACTAACCACACACAGCGATAGTTTTGAAGCAGCAGGTTATGGTACAAGTGGTCTTACTGGCACAGCAGATTCGGATGGTAATTTAGATATAACAAAAACATTTGCATACAATTCATCATCACATACAGGTAACTTAAGATTTCAACTTCACGTACCAGTTGTAACAGATGGTGGTATGACTATATCAGTAAGTTGTCCTGCAAAAACAACAATAACTACAGATCCTGTATCTATAGGTGAGGTAACTGTTGTAAGTTTTAGCTCTTTAAATTTAGTTAACAATACTAGAGAGCAAAACTCATTTAGATCATCTGTAAAACTTAATGGTGTAGAATTAGGTGATGTGGTTAATGGAGTAGGTGAAATAATGTTTTCAAGTCATCCAAGTATAACTAATGAAGAAACATTTCAATCTGAACTAGGTACAATTATGGGTGTTGGTAGGTTGTTTAAGTCAGAACAATTTATAAACACAAGAAGATTTATACAAGCAGCAACCAATTCAGGTGCAGCAGGTACAGGTATAACACCACTTACACCTTTGCTAATTAACAGTGGACCACCTTCACATACAAACAAAGAATTTATGGGAAATATAGTAAATGGTCGAACTGCTGATTTTTCTCTACGTACATTTAGTGCTACAAGCAGAAACACAAGGGTTACGTATGGGGGTGCAAATTTATTATCTGATGGCACAAACACAATAGAAGTTTTGCTTCCATCAAATTTACCTGGTAATACTACAGACTTAGAAAAGCTTAATTTTCAAATAGTAATTTCAAAACACACAATAAAAAGTTATTCTACTGCATCTCCAGCAGGTGCTTATATATCACCACCTGAATCTACAAACAAAGGCTTAACAGCAGGTCCTGCAGAAGCTATGGTATTTAGAGGTATAATGCGTGGACCGAGTTCTAAACTAACATTAGACTTTGAGGGTAACAACAACACAGCTCTAAATTTCGATAAACAAAACTTCAAGCATAGATTTGAAATAGAAAATCCTGAAGTAGAAAACTTGTTACAAGGTGGTTTCACTGTACCAGCAGACTTCGCAGCTTTTGAACAAATACAAGATGCCAATCCAGTTTCACTAAAAGTAAATTTACCTAATTCACCAAATATAACTATACCTTTATAATATGGCACAGATATCATCAGCAGAATTAAAATTATATGTTTGGACTGGAGACTCAACTCAAAGACCAGCCACACCTAGATATACTTTAAATAAGGTAAGACCTACAAATTCTACAAGCATAGTTTTTGAAGTAGCAGAGCTTATAAAGGATTATGTTAAAGTAAAATTTGATGGCAACTACGAAGCTATTCAGCAATCAGCTTGGGTACAATGGACAATAAAAAGAACATACGATGATGCTTCTGAAACTAACGAAACATCAGAACTACATATGGCATTTAGAGGTTATGGTGAATTGTCTGATGGTGTAAATCCTGAACTATCTAAAGACTTGATGATATCAAATAGTATTATACATAATCTTTGTGGTGACACTATTACTGCACCGTTTTTTGTATCTCCTACTAAAGGTGTTACTAAGGTAGAATATTTCCAAGATACCACTTCTATTGTTACACAAGCCACAGGTACGTTTACTGATTTTACTATTGCTCAAGGTATAAAGCTAAACCCACCTTTACCAGCTATAACTATAGATAAAACTGGCACAATGGTAGGTAATTCAAATAAAGTGGTATCAAGTGGTGGCATACCTAACAATGCAACTAAATTTACCTATCAAACTAACGATGGTAGAGATAGGACAGTTTTAATTAAATGTATAGATGAATGTAAAAACACACCACATAAAATAAGCTTTACCAATAAAAATGGTGTAATACAAGATATGTGGTTTTTTGCACTTAAAAGAGATTCTATGAATGCAGCAAGAGAAGACTACAAAGCATCTATCATTGATATTACTGGTCCAGCCAATTATAATGAGTCAAACCATCAAACAAGATACTTAGAAAATCAAGGTAAAGAAAGGTTTACTATGAATACTGGTTTTATAAGTGAAGCATATAACCAGGTGCTTAAAGAACTATTGGTTTCAGAATTTGTATACATACACGATAGATTTAGATCAAGTCCAACTAACTCAGCTTTTTCACTAGCAGTACCAACTACAGTAGTTACAGGTTCAGTCAGGCTACTTAGAAGAAAAGAAGATAAACTAATTAATTATGCTATAGATTTTGAAGCTGATTCTGACTTTGTACAAAGCATAAGATAATGAAAAGAGTAGTACAAATATTTGTAAACGATACTAGACTAGATTTATTTGATGACGAGAATATAGACTACACATCAAAGATTCAAGATGTCAGAGATATAAAAATGGTATTTTCTGACTTTACACAAACATTTACTGTTCCTGCATCGGATACAAACAATAAAGTATTTAAACACTTTTATAAAACAAATATTACAGGTGGTTTCTTTGATGCTAGAAAAAAAGTAGATGCCGAAATATTTATAAATCACGCATCATTTAAACGAGGTAAAGTGTTTTTGAATGGTGTGAATATGAAGATGAAGAAACCTAGTTCATATGAGATAGTTTTTTATAGCAATCTTATAAAACTAAAGGATCTGATCGGTGATGATGAATTA